TTTTCTCAACTGGATATTTTCGTCCATCTGTTTGTTAAGTTTTTCTTCCAACTCTTCGATCTTCGTCAAGTTGGCTTCCAGAATGTCATACTTCTCATCTGGAACATCAATATAGTGGTCTTCAAAAAGATTTTTCAGTCCACTAATAAAGTCTTCTGCAATCTCACCTTTGAGTCCACGCTCAATGGCAAGTTGATTTTCTTCCATCCATTGTTCAACAACATAGTTCAGATAGTCATCGACTTTCTCTGTCATGTCATTGATTGTTGACTCAGCCATCTCTTCGATGAGTTGGTCATTTTGCTCTTGAATTTTTTCAAGTTCAGCACGGACTTTAGTTTTAACTGCACTCTCAAAGATTGTTGCAGCTTTTGTTTTAAATTCTTCGGATAATTCCTCACCATCTACGAGAGCATTTACGTCATCCGAAACGTCTAAAGAATCAACTACTTGGTCAATAGATTCTTTTTTCATTTTTTTCATTTTACCATTATACATTTCGTCTGCTTCTTCCTCTTCGTCCTCTTCCTCTTCTTCATCTTCTTCTTTCATAAGATTAGAAGCATAGAGTTTTGCAAGGTCTTCCTTCTTCAAGGATTTCATGTGAGCAACTAAACCATCCAACATTTCTGATTTCAGTTTAGGCATCTCTTGGATTTCTTCAACTTCTTCTTCAACTACTTCTTCTTCAACCACTTCTCCCTCTACCTCTGTATCCTCCATTGCTTGAGTCTTTACAGATTTAGCATCACCCTTTGTTTTGAGTGTGTTAGTTGCACCAGAAGTTTTTGCTTTTTGCATATCTTCCTTTTCTTGTTTTAACTTAACGGAGCTTGGACTAGTAGCGGAAATGGTCTTTGCATTAGCTGTGACTTCTTCCAACTCTTCCAATTCTTCCATCTCTTTATCGAGTTGTTCAGACATATTAAGTCTCCTAAGTAAATTAGTTAGTTATATTTATAAAATTAGAGTTTTGAAAGAAACATCTCAAAGGCCTCAGCCTGTTTATTAGCAGAAGCGACACGATGAATACGAGCAACTTCCGCCTCTTTGAGGATTCCATTGTCCCAAATCCATTCCTTCCCTTCCATTATTCCTTCCACAAACGCCTTTGGTGCTGAAGGATCAGCAACGATATCTCCTGCTGTTGCAAGATAAAAATCGTCTTTGACATAGTTGGTCTGACCCCTTTTTTCAAGTGTTCCCATTCCTCTACTAGAGACTCCAAGTTTTGCACCTGCATTAAGCAACTCCTTGACAATCTTACCATTTGGTGTGTCAAGAATCTTTGCTTTCCCGATGATATTATTACCTTCGGGTACAAGCTCCTCAATCATGTGAGAAACCCTATCCAGATTGACAGTTGGTCCTTCTGGATGACCTAGTTCGCCGAATGCACGTTTTGATTCGACTAATTCTTTATTGTACCGAGCAACTTCTTTTTGTAGAACATCAAGAGGATATACTCGACCATTACGATTCTTCGTTTCAGCCTGCATAAAGACCCCTTTGATTTTCATATCCTTACCTTTACCTTCGGTAAGAATTTCAAAGTCATCGTACATTTCTGTGATTAATTTCATATTTCCTCTTAATAGTGATAACCGATTGCTGTACAAGACATTGCAGCAGAACAAGTAATTGTATCTGTTGGTTGTTTTGAAATAGTCACAACTTCTCCCTCTACTAGTGCAAGTTGTCCTGCATGATTTGATGTTCCCGATGCAGCTGCAACTGTAACTGTTCCTGCATTTGTTGCTCTAATTCTAACAGCAACTGCCAAACTCAAATTTGTAGCAGAAGTAACATCAGTGCTGTTTCCTTTTAACTGTAACATTGTTTCTCCTAAAGTGTGAGCATTTCTTTATCGAAATACTTTAGTATATCTTTTTCTTTTACCCCATGTTTTTTTGCAACCTTTGTGACTGTCTTATCAAAGGTACTCAAAAAATCCTGTGGGTTTGATTCTAATACAGTAAAGACTTCATCTACAGCACTTTTCATTTTTGGTGAAAGTTTTTTGTACTGTGCTGATTTCTTATGCTCATCTTTCTCAATGACTTGATGAAACTGATTAAACGTCTTCACCTTCTGTATCAACCTCTTGAGGAACGTGCTGTGTCACTAGAGAGTTGGCAACTTGAACTCTTTTGAGGTCCAATGCACTTCCAACTTTCTGTGCGATGACCGATTTGAATGCACTTTCAGCTTCAATCTTGTTATCATCAACTAAAGCACTTAACATATTTGGTATACTCATAATTTATCTCCTGATGTCAAAATTTGGGTTTGTTCCTCTTCAGGCTCATCACCTTCATCATCTGGTGGTTCCTGTTGAGGCGGTTGATCTCTATCATCATCTTTACCACCATCATCATTTGGTTCGATATCTGGCGGCTCTGGTTCTGAATCGATTGATTTCTGCATATCTGTTATTTCTTCATCAGACATACGGAAAACGTGTTTCTGAACATATTCTTTGGAGAACCATTCTCCAATATAAGGTTCTATAGTATTTAGTATTTCTAGTCTGTCACGTAACATATCCATGTCACGTTGTTCTGCATAATGTCCGTCTTTTAGGTACTGATATGTAATATTGTCTTTGATGGACGGCCAATCTTCTTCCGAAATTACACCTTTGAGAATCAACTGTGTTTTCAGAACATCGTTGAACAAGACGTTGAATTTAGACCTGAGTTTCTGAATAAACTTTGTGAACTTGACTTCATCTCTGGTAATTTCTGCACCTCTACCCATATTGAAGGTAGATTCTGTCTCAAGTCTAGAAACTGGAATATTAAGAGATCTGTAGAGTTTTCTCTGAAAATATATTATATCTTCGATCTCTCCAAGATTTTGTCCGCCTGGAAGTGTAGTAATCTCTGTTCCTCTTCCACCTTCTCTCCTTGGAAGCCAAAAGTCCTCCAGCATACTCATCTGATTTCTTTCGTCACGAACCTCACCAGTGGCTGCATTATAGACCAACTTGTTTCGATAACGATTCATTACGTCTTTGAGATACTGCTCTGCTTTTACCTTTGGAAGATTACCAACATCAATGTAGAAGATCCTTCTTTCAGGAGCTCTTGAGATACGATAGATGACTACCGAATCCTCAATCATTCTGAGTTGGTTTACTGGTTTGATTGCTTTATGAAGGTAGGACATGACCATCGCTCTTGTTGGGTCATGTAATCCAGATGGACAATATGCTACAGAATCCTTAGTTAGTTTTATAGTTCCGCCTGATTGAATCTGATGCATTCCTTTTTCAGAGTATTGAAAAAAATCATCTATGATATTTACTGTGGGTGTTCCTTTTTTTGATGCTCCTTTTTCTACTTTCTTTACTCTCTTTATTTTCATTCCGTCAATGTAACGTAATTCTTGTATTCCCTTCTTCGTATCGGATTCATCTATGACTTTGTGGTAATGTATTCTTCCATCAATATACCATCTTCTAAAAATGTCATGTGCTTTATTATTGAAATCAAACAGGCGGAGTATTTGTTGAAACTCTTGTCTTACTCTTGTTTTGATTTTTTGTGTGTAGGGGAGTTTATCGGTATTGATACTTACAGTATCTCTACCATATTCCATATTGATTGCTTCATTCACAATATCTTCAATTGCAAAATCACATTCGGGATGTTCGGCTGCACTACGATATCTACGAATAAGGTCATATTCGTTTTTTGCAGATGCATCTAAATCTAGATATTCGCTGTAGAATCCAGCAGTTGTAGTTGCGCCGTCTTCAGGTTCAGGGAGAATAAAACTAGGTTGTTCTCCCTGTCCCTTAGACGCTCTAGTAATTTGAAACCCAAATAACTGTGCCATAATACTCCGTATTTATTCACGTAGTAAATATTTATACGGATTATTAACTGGTTGTATTTGACTCAAAGAACTGATAGCGATATGTTACCTCAAATTCCTCAACAGCATCGTTAGTATCATAAGCTACTTCGATTGGTGCAATCGTCTGAGGATAGATACCACGAAATGTGTAGGATTTGATTACCTGTCCAGCACGATCAAGTTGATCAATAAAAGCATCAACTTGATAATCGGATGGATTTGACAATCCACTATTGTCAGAAAGAGCATTGATTCCATTCATCCATCGCTCCATGGCATTACGGATGAGAAAATCTGTGTCATTCATAACAGTAGTTGTCCATGTCTCAAAAGTTCTGTCTCCAGCAATGTACAACTGACGGCCTCTGAAAGGAACTGCAATCTCTCCCAAAGTCATGCCTGGAAGATTAGAAGCTCTAGTCAGAAAAGACATAACTCTTGTCTCTCCACCAGTAGTTGAATAGCCGGGAAATGGCATGGTAACTTGGAACTGATTCGCCCTTGCACCACCACCTTGCATTACTGCTTTGAAGTCATTTATGTTTGCCATTTATCCTCCTTACGCCCCAACTACTTCTGCGAAATCCACACCAGTTTTCGTGGCGATGAAATTCAGAGAAATAAAGTTAATAGACCGAGCAGGTTTGATAAAGATATCAGCGACAAACTCGTTACGATCAACAACCGAGCCTGGGTTATTAGTTGTATCACAAACTACTAAGAAGTCTGTAACACCCCTTCGACCCTGTACATCACGCAAGAAAGGTTCGACTTGATTTCTGAAGTCGGCACGTGTGAACTCATCGTTGAACTCAAACAACTGAAACTTAGCTGCAGTCGAGATTGCTTTCTCAAGAGTGATAAACAATCTTCGTACATTGATTCTATCAAATGCACTTGGTTTTGCCTGAGCAGTTTTGTCTCCAAACAGAACTGTACCTTGGCCTGGGAAAGAAACAACTGGATTCACTCTTGCTTTATAAAGAATGTCTCTGTTTGCTTTCTGAGGATTGTATGCAAGTTTAACTGCACCCCTCACCTGACCACGATTGAATCCGCCTGGACTGAACCATGAATCTGCAACAAGATCTGTCCTAGCACAAAGACCAGCCATATCTCCGTTCAGGGGAACGAATCTGAATGAGTCATTGTACTTATCGTACATATACTTGTACCCACTGTCAAGAAATCCATATGAACTAGAAGGCATCTTGTCCATGAATGTTTTGACATTTGCTGTTTGAGTTACTTCACTTGCAACTCCAACAACAGCACTTGATGGTGGTGAAACAAATGCAACTGTATCTTTTCGATCAGTTGCCATATCAATCGCATTGATAGCATCTGTTCCGTTTGTTCCATCAATTTCTTTACCATTCATCAAAAGAGTAATTTCAACTGTCTCTGTATCTTTCATAAGATCAAATCCAGATTTCTTTTCTCCCGATGTGATTGCATAGTCATCAGCACCATTTACTAAACTTACAGTGTGAATACTCTCTGCTCCACTCGCACCAAAGATAGTTGTACCCTGAGCAAGAACAGTATTACCATAACCAGTTCCAGCACCACCACTTGGATGGTCCATGTTGTAAATGTATTGTGACTGATTGTAGAGAACATCACGATAGTAGTTTGTACTTCCGTCTGCTTTCTTTGCATCAGACAATTTGGAAAGTCCCTCATAGGTTTCCAAGACTGTGCCAGGAGCTCCTGTAATTGCTCCGTCTTCGTCAATGACAACGATGTGTAATTCATCAGCAGTATTAACACCAGAACGATCTTTTACATAGTCAGATGTGCCTGGGGCTCCTGTGAATAGATCATAGTATTCCCATCGTCTGCGAATATCTGTAGTATCAGCAATGACTCCTGTGCCTGGAGTACGAATACCACCTTCAGTATTTGCAGATCCAAATCTTTCAAAAGTCAGTGTATCAGCATCGATAGCTGTTACTTTATATTCTCCACCATCTGCTTCTCCAAAGTTGATAATATCACCAACATTGAATCCTGAACCACCACTATTGTCTACAACAACCTGTGTAGCCCCACCATCTATTGCAGTTTCTACTACTCCAGCAGTGTTTTCTCCACCACTGAATGTTTGTTCAAATTCAGCAGCACTTGGACATACGGAAACCTTTAAACTATTTCCCCATGCTCCAGCAGTTCGAGCATTATACAATCCTGTGTCTGCCGATCCGTCAGCATAATTATTAGTATAATCGTCAGTTGATTTAATCAAAATAGCCGTTTTACCACTCTCGCAAGCATTTTTTACATCACTTTGAGCTCTTACCACCCTCAATGCGTTACTGTAACCCAAATAGTTAGCAGCACAAAACCAATCTTCAAATTGATTACTATCAGATTGAGGTTGTCCAAAGACAGAAACAAGTTCTTCTTCGGATGCAATTGCAGTGATTTCACCGACAGGCCCCTTTTGAGCAGCCATGACGATACCAGCAATGGATGTTGCGACAGCAGGAATTACGTTTGTTAAATCTTTTTCTGTTACCTGTACACCAGGCGAAACTTGAAACGCCATTCCATCTCCTTAAATTAGAAGTGTTATCTCCTATATTTAGACATTTGAGGTTCTTCAGAGAGGTTTTTATAACATAAATATGTTATTATGACCCATTACGAGAAGTATAAAGATACAATCAAAGAGGGAGTAAAAAAAGCAAGGAGAAAACGTGATATATGGATTAACGAATACTTGGCCAACAAATCATGTGTACACTGTGGGGAATCAGAAACGTGTGCTTTGGTCTTCTACCCTGACAACAAAGAGATCCGAATCATTTCAAGATCAAAAGGACTCAGAGAAAAACTCAGAGAGCCTATATTGGAAAAGATTAGGAAGAATAAGATTGTGTGTATGAATTGTAAAAGTAAACTAGAGAATGATATTGAGTTATCACCAATCCTCTAACCACTCTTTGTGTGATTGTACTACAGGAGAAAAAGTAGATCCGTATTCATCTATAGCCTCACCAATATGAACTCCATCCTCATTTGTAACACCATCTAAAACAAATCCAAAAGGAGCCATATCTTGTTCTACAAGATCCTCTTTCTCTTTCCAGAGTTGCTGACGAATATCCATATTGGTCAGTTCTTTGAAGTATGTCTGATCAGATAACCAACCAAATAGAATCAAACACATTACTAAATCATCAGTTGCACC